TTTTACTTTCGATTCTCCGGATTAATCCGGGGTCTCGGGTAGCGGTGCGCCCAAAACCACTTCGGCGGCTAGACGTAAAAGTCTGGCGTCACCTCTTTCCTGTACTGATTAGTATAGGGAGGTTGGTGGTAGGAAATTTAAACCGTGACCGTATCAAAGTACTCGCTCACTGGGCTAAAGAGTGTGCCCGGCAAGCAAAGCACCAAGGTCCTAAGGGTTTAATCCTATGGTTAAAGACTATAAACGTTCTGATCATGGGAGGACTCCCTGGGTCCAAAGTGAAGCCCGGGAGTCGGGAGGTATCAAAAGTCGCCGTAGCGGTGAGCTCGGATGGATTGCCAAGGATAATACCGAAGCAAGACAGACGGGCGATTCGAGGCGGGGACTTAGCTACCATCCGGCTGTGGTTGACTCTTTCGGGTTCCTATCGAGCTATTAATCTCGTTGGGTCTCCTAAGGTGTCCACCATCACTGATCCTGGTGTCTCAATCCCCCTTCCCTTGATCAAATTCTTTGAGACCTTCCTGAAAAGGGAGTTCTTTCCGAATTTGGCACGGGTAAGTGGGGAAAAGGTCACCGGGCTCGACCTTGCACAGCTTAAGCCCAAACCCCTACCTCTAGTGACCTCTTGTGCCGGTGCGTGGCGAGTCCCGTTTGCGACTTTCAATCGAAACGTGTCTGCGTTAGCTACGGCGGGCCCTGCGGCATGGTGTTGGGTTTCCGGTCGATGGGGCGGCGAATTACTCGCTTATTGCCAAGCCATCGGTTCGTGGGAAACAACGCAGTCTTGGTGGCGATTGATTGAGGACTCGTCTCTATATGCCACTGTCTGTGGTAATATGGATTCGGGTCGGATCTCTTTCAAAACCGAGCCTGCTGGTAAGATAAGGGCTTTTGCAATGGTTGACTTTTGGACTCAGTGTACTCTTCGGCCGCTGCATGATTTGATCTTCTCCATTCTTAAGGAAATCCCTCAAGATGGAACTTTTGATCAATTAGCTCCTGCAAGGGAGCTATTGAAAAAGAGCAAGCTCACCGAGGAAACTTGGTGGTCTTTGGACTTATCTGCTGCGACTGATCGGTTCCCTTTGGTTTTACAAAAGTTGGCGTTGGGGCAGATGTTGGGGTCGCAATATGCATCAGCGTGGGCAAACCTGTTGGTGTCCCGGCAGTATACGATGCCGATGGGGATTAAACCTCGTCGGGTACGTTATGCGGTTGGGCAACCAATGGGGGCTTACTCAAGCTGGGCCGCTTTTGCTATCACACATCATGCCTTTGTGCAATTTGCTTTTAGGCTTAGTGGGGGTAGTGGGTGGTTTAAAGATTACGCGCTCTTGGGGGATGACATTTTGATTGCTAATCATAAAGTCGCCCTCAAGTATAGATGGTTGTGCTCGCAAGTAGGAGTGGATATTTCGTTGGCAAAGTCAATGGCGTCTAATCAACGCAGTTTTGAATTTGCTAAACGAGTATTCTTCCGTGGTGAAGATGTTTCCGGGTTTCCCTGGAAACTATGGCAGGTTGCTCAACGCGATCTCGCAGCAACCGTAGCCCTAGCTCAACGGCTTGCCGTTGGGCGTCGAGTTACTACTCTTGCCGGTTTAATCAAAGCGTTAGGGGGTGGGATGAAAGCATCATCTAG